ATCTATACACAATACATTTCCACGAAAAAACCCCCATCACCTTTCTGGTGTGAGGGTTTAATCGTCGCTTTGAAGATTGTGTAAGCGTAAATCTGTGAATAACAAATAGGAGACAAATAGAAATGAAAAAGTACACCGTCCATCCTTGGACATAATAAGTATAACATATATTATATAATTTGTCAATACTAAAAGCAAAAATAAAAATAGGCTCAAAATGGATTTATATTTCCATTGCTGAGAGCCTACTATATAAAGTTGGTTAATATATTGTCAATAATCGCTCCGCCGAGCATATTCATGCGATATCCTTATGCGTGGATAAAGCTTCATTATTATATGACTTAAATATATCACCTAATTTTATTATAAATTATTTTATTTTATTTGTCAATAGACATATTTACTTTTTTGCTGTTCTATGCTATAATATATGTGAAAGGAGTGGTAATGTGACCAAAGAAGAAATATATGGCATTTTGGCTATGGAAGATGAGAACGAAAGAGAATCAGCTATTGATACTATGAGCGCTCGTGATGGCGAAGCATTAACGACTATTGAAACTTTAACAGCTGATAACGAGAATTTGCGTGCTGATGTAGCCGAAAGAGATGAGCAGATTTCCAAACTGTCTAAAGACATTGATGCATGGAAGAAACGCGTTGACAGATTATCGGCTGTTAATCGCGCGGGATTTGTCGAAGATAAGACGGAAAAAGATTTTAAATCATTACAGGATTATTTTTATAAAGAGTGAAAGGAGATTTTATGTCAAGATTATCAAAAATGCCAGATATTAACGAGGTTGGAAAAATGTCTGGTGCTGAGCTTTTAAACTTAGCTGTAAGAGAGGTTAATAACTCAGAGCTTAACAAGGCTATTGGGGATACGACTATTGATTCTTCTACATTTGGACAGATTGGGCAAATTATCAATTCGAATGACGATTGGAGAAACCAGGTTTATTACACACTTATTAACAAAGTAGGTTTATATGAAATGGGTTACGCTGTAGCTACCGACAAATACGGTGCTCTTATGAGAGATTACCTGTCAATCGGTGGAGCTGTTGATGAAATTGAAATGGATAAGATTAAGCCTGTGAAATACAATCCAGAAATCCAGTGGCAGGACGCACTGAAACAGTATATTCCAAAATATTTGGAAATGTTTCATACTCCTAACAGAAAAGAGCGTTATTCCCTAACTGTTAATCCAGAAATGGCTAAACGTGCATTTAGTAGCGAGCAGGCATTTAGAAGATTTTTGGATATGCAGTTTGCTGTAGCGGCTGAATCAAACAAAATTGACCGTAACTATTGGTTCTGGAATTTGTTTAAATATGTTGCTGAAAATATTGCATATTACGTTGAAATTCCAGGTTTTGATACAAAAGAACATGCTGAGGATACGACGGTTCTCGTTCGTCAGTGGGGGTTAGATTTATTATTCCCAAGTGATAAATTTAATGTTGCAGGTTTTACAAGAGAGGTTTCTCCAGAAAATATCTTTATCATCATGAAGAACAGCGCAAAGGCATTCCAGAGCGTTAAGGTATTAGCAACATCTTATCATATGCAGGAAACTGAGTTTATTGCTAACCATACGTTAACTGTTCCTACATGGGTTGACCTGGGAGAAAATGTTGAAATCTTAATGGGCGATATCAATGCATTTAGATGTTACGTTAATTTATATGCTAGTGACTTTAACCACAACGGCGCTGTTATGGGTGATACTCATTTCTTGCACGTTCATGAAACGTATTCTTCATCTATTGTTTATCCAGTAATTGCGTTTAAATCATCAGTCGTAACTCCTTCAGTATTAGGAGATTTTAAACCAACTTCTAATACCATTCTTAATAAGGGCGATACAGAAATGATTTCTATTCCTGTTACTTCTGGGGATAATAAACAGGTGCATTATACAATTACGGGTAATACAGCGCCAGAAACTCAGATTCAGCCATGGGGGTTGTTATATGTTGGTCAGAATGAACAGGCAAGCGTTATTACAGTAACTGCAACTATTGAGGATGGAAATAACGGAAGTCCAGTAACAAAGAGTGTAACTTACCAGATTAGAGGTAACACACCGAAATTCGGATTTGTACAGCCGCAAGACCACTCCGTCATTAAAAAGGGTGAAGTAGTGCAGTTAATGGCTTCTTTATCAGAGGGTCAAGCACCTATCACTTACAGCATTACCACTGCTGGAGTGCATTCTGGAACAACTATTACTCCAAGCGGTCTATTGACTATCAATGCCGCCGAAACACAGCCAAAAATCACAATTAAGTTACAGGCAGGTGTTACTTCCACAACCGTTGAATATACGATTGCAGACGCTTAATGTGGTTTGCTAATTTATACAGGAATGTAGATTGTCAACCGTCTAACGACAATGTTAGATGGTTTCAATCTCGTTCTGAACAAAAATCGTATTTTGAATCTAGGAAAATAAGTTCAGCGGTTGTAACGCCTATTAAGGACATGAATGTGATTGCGTTGGATGTGGATATAAATACTATGAGAGATGTCCCGTATTTGTCTTTTGGTGAAGACGGTGGAAAAGAAATTTATGCATTTGTTGACGATTGCCAGTACACAAACGAAAGAAGAACATTAGTATATTATACTATTGACGAGTGGCAGACATACATGTTCAATATCGAATGGAACCCAATGATGGTAGAACGTGAAAATGTAACAGATGATGAAATAGGAAATCATTTAGAGGATGAAAACTTATCTATAAAAGATATGTTGACTGTTAGTGAGGTTGGGAGTGGTTTCTTTAACCCAGCTGATTATCATATTATTATAGGGTACGCCGAAAAACCAGACGGAGGAAATGTAAATCAAAGAATAACGTGCAATATTTTTAACGGTGTCGAATATGAGGATTGCGGAAAAGGTAATGCAGGTGCACAACGCGCAAGGGAGATTTTAGAACAAATGCGCGGTAAAGAAGATGCTATCGTAGGTTTATATATGTGCCCAGAGAAATTATTTAATGATTCTGCTATACCTAAACAGCTTAAATTTAATTTGCCGTCAAGACCAACATCATTATGTGGTTATGTCCCTAAAAACAATAAGTTATTTACGTATCCGTATGTTGATTGCTTAGTTACTAATGGAAACGGTCAAACGCTCGAATTAAAGTATGAATATTTAGGAAACTTAGAAATGATTGTTGAATTTTCTTTCGGTATAAACATGGAAGTCGAAGCATTTCCAAACAATTATTTAGGTGAAGTTAATAACGACTTGTATAAGATATCTATAAATAATTTCCCACAATGCGCGTTTATAGTTGATTCTTATAAAGCATGGTTAGCTCAAAATCAAGGAAGATTTATGTATCAAATTGGGGAAAGTTTTGTAAAAGGTGCATCAACTGCCGTAATGGCATCACCTATAACTGGAGTTTCAATGGGGAGTATAATGGCTACGGGGTTAGCTGGTGGATTGGCTTCTGGAGCTTCAACAGCATCAAGCATTTTATCGCAAAATATTAGCGCTCAACGTATGCCAGATAGCGCAAGAGGGAATACATCTGGTCATGCAGGGTTCGCTAATGGTAGAGCTGATTTTAGGTCACGTTCTAGAACGATAACTAAACAGGAAGCAATGATAATTGACGATTATTTTACTCGTTACGGTTATAGAGTTATGAGGTACAAAGTGCCAAACTTAACTACGCATTCGTTATTTAATTATGTTAAGGCTATAGACCCTAATATAACGGGGAATATACCGTCAACGTATCTCAACAAAATCATTGATAGAGTAAGTGCAGGAGTAACTCTGATGCATACCGATTTGCAAAAGGTAAAAACAAACTATATGGAAAATGAGGTGATAAGCAATGAAAACACTTGACGAATTAACGACACGAAATAATATATCAAAGTGTACTACATTTTATTTAAGTGACAAGCAAGCGAGTAAGATACAGATTGACTTGGATAATGATAGAATATGGGCATATTATATTGATAAATTTATTGAAGATTTAATGTCATTGTTTGTTTGGAAAGGTTTGCCAGATGGCATCACCTCATTTATTTTAGAATATATGCTTATGGCAAACGGAAGTTTCGCGTTATATGATGATGCTGGAATATTAAAAGCTTCTCGTTATGTAATGCTAACGTGGGATGATTATTTTCAGCCAGTTACGGTACGAACTGTTAATATTGCAACTGATAAAGGTTTAACAGGTAAATTGTTATATGATGATGAATTTATTTATTGTTGGAATAGCAATACAGGATTGCCAGTATTTAATGTAGCGACTACTATTGCCGAAAGGTTAGCTAAAATTGAAAGAACCATCGATTATATTCACAGACAAATGAGAAGACCAACATTGTTTAGCGGCACTCAAGCATTGAAAAGCACTGTGGATAACATCATGAACGAAAACGACCCAAAAACATGGTATGTAGTTGACAAAGACCTAAACGGAATAAACGGGGTACCAGTGATTAGCGGTGACGTCGGAAAGGGCTTAGATGTACTTATGAATATGCGCAAAATGTATTTGCAGGAATGGGATACAAGAGTAGGGTTACACACTATTATGAATGACAAGTCTGAACGCCTTACAGAGTTTGAGGGATTAAGTTTTTCAGAAGCTGGAAACATAAATATTAGTGGAATGTATCAACAAAGGATTGCATTCAGAGATTGGGCGCGTGAAAGGTTTCCAGAAAAATGTTCGGAATTAGACGTTTCTTACAGTCCGTTTATACGTGTGCGTGGTGAAGAAGAGCCAGATAATTATATCGATGAAGAGGTGACTGATTTTGTTAGTTAGTGACATCATAAGAAGTGGGTATAAAAATACCGATTACTTTAATACAAATTTTATGCAACTAATAAAGAATCAGCGTTCTAGAATTTTTGGTTTCGATTATCCGATAGACCCAAAATTTAAAGAAGATTTTGAAGTAAATTTTATCTTGCATTTCTTTAATTATCGTATTTCTGACACAGTAGAAGCGCATACGTATCTATCATGGCAAACAATGTTAGCTGATAGGATGTATCAATTATTTCCGTTGTACAATCAATTTTTTGATAAAATTACTACGGAAGATATAAGTGGAACAGAAAAATATGTTTCACGTGAAACGTTTGACGAAGATACCACTAATGAAAGTAGGTCTAATAGTTCATATAAGGATAAAACTGATGTAACAGGCGCAAGCGAACAGCAAACAGATAATATAAATAGAGATTTTCCGTTAAGCGCCGTCACTAATACTAACGCATATATGACAGATACACAGGACAATAACGTTATCATAAATTCTACTAATAACACCGGTTCAAGTGGTAGTAATAATACCACTGGTAATGATGTAGGAAATAGAAATTTCAACAGGAATAAAACTGATGAAAAAATGATGGTTGATTTTGATTATTATAAACGATTCCGCGAAGAATTAAACGGAATTTATAGTGAAATATATAAGTTTTGTTGTGATTTGTTTATTTGTGCATGGTAAGGAGGAATAACAATGGAGATATACAAACCTAAAACAATGCCATACGACATGAAAATAGATGATGCTTTAAAATTTGCAAGAAAGGAGCTTTATTTGGTAAATCGTTCGTTACGCTCTCTTGACAAATGTTCTGATTCAGTTACTTATGGAATGGTATTATCTTACAAAGTTTGTATAATAGAAAAATTAAGTGAACTTAAAAAACTAAAAATAGATGGAATAGAAAGGGTTAATGTGTTACAATGAAAGCAGGACAAAAGATGAATACTGATGACGGGAAACATCAAGTTTGTTTATTCCCATGTGATATAATAAATATAACTCAGCTATCTGGGTCAGATTCATTTTCGCATTGTTGCGGTCATCCTATGGACATTATAGGCAACAGCAATCGTTATCCGTTATATGCACCGTGTGATTGTCACTTAATATATCAAGATAGTGTAGGAAATACCAGAGGGTATCAATCAGATAACGAGGTTGCAACACCAAGCGGAATAGGTTATGTATGCTTTAGTTTTACGCATGACGAAAATCCGCCGTCGGTAACAAAATTTAAACAAGGAGATTTGATATCCCATACAGGTATAGCTGGGCAAGCATACGGTGACCATTGTCATCTAGACCAAGCGAAAGGTCAGAATAAGGGACTTGTATCCTATGGTATTACTTGCGCAATGGGAAATCCATGTTATGCTTTGCAAGACAGTGCAGAACCAGTTGACATATGGTATATAAATGATACTACTGTAGTTAACACTATGGGGCTTATATTTAAAAAGTATGTTGGAGGTGTTACACCGCCGACACCAACACCCACAAAAAGAAAAAAAATGAAACTTATGTATTATATGAAAGGATGGAACATGAGATATGGCAGATTTTAAACCGACATTTCCGTTTGACCCAAATATCAGACCAGTAACAAATAATCTTAATTGCGCAGTTAATACAATAACTCGTTATGATATGGAGTTTATAAAGGCATATAGCGACAAAGAATTATTGCACGCTTTGTGCTATCAGATTGCAAATGTTATTGATATGCTTAACTTAACGCAAGAACAGTTTGAAAAGTTGGTAGCGTGGATAAATGACAATTTATGGGAATATGCTAGTAATTTGTTACAGCAGTGGCTTGAACAAGGGTTAATCAAAATAGGTGTTAACTATAACGCTGAAACAGAAACGTTAAGCTTTGTTTTTAAGCGTTATAAGGAGGTAGAATAATATGGCAGAGGTAGCTAATCTAGAATTTGAAGACGGAGCATACTCTATTAAAGATAAAACAGCAAGACAGCAGGTACAGAACATCATTAACAATAATCTTCCAAATAAAGCAAGTGCTAGAATTTGGAACGTTGTTACTGATGGAGGAGCAGACCCTACAGGAAGCGCTTCTGCTCAATCTGTGTTTAATAGAATTAGTACGATTTTAAACACTTATGACTATGTATATATTCCGAAAGGGACATACAATTTAACATCATTATTTATTTGTCCAAATCGTGTTATTTGTGATTGCCAAACAATCGAAGAAAATCCTAATAGTAAGATATTAGCTGTAAAAGAAATACCAACCGTTTATCCAAGTTTTAAATTATTAAAACAAGTTGAAAAGCCAAGTGACGGCAATAGTTTTCAAGGATGGTGTTATCTAAATGATGGGGATGATTATACGTCTAATGTCTTGGCTGTTAATAGAAATGCTAGTACAAATAAGACAGTTTTAAACCGGTATAATAATTTGTTAGTATTGCAATCCACAGAAGAAAAACCATGGGGGCACGGAAATTCATTAACCTATATGCCAGCTTTAACCGCAAACGGTAAAAAACAGGTGTATATGATATGTCCTATAAAATCAAACAATTTAATTATGTATGACGCTTCAACAGGCATCAATAATACAGTGTCTGTAAATGGGGTGACATCACAAATAAACATTGCTAATAAAATTGGTGATTCTCCACATATTATCGTACAAACAGAAGATAATAAAATTCATGTTTGCCAATGTTCTGGTAGCGGTTTAGATGTTTCCTTTACTTCTGTATACTCTGTTTCTATTTCAAGACCTGTAATCCAAGCGAGAAAATTGGGCGGTCTTAACGGTTTAGCATATTTTAAAGGTAATATATTTACTTTATGGAGTGATAATACTTCAAGTGCGTATGACTTTGTTCGGAATGCGATTCGAGTTGATAAGGTTTCTGGCGGTTTATTGTATCAATATTTGTGCAATCCTACTTACGAAGCTAAAGAATTTGAGGGTCTTAATGTTACTGGAGATACAATAAAAATGTTAGAATATGGTAATAATTCCGTTTTTACTGATTATAATTCATGGTCATTATGGGAAATAAACCCATATGACAGCGGTTTAAGTGATAAAAGTAGTGAATTAGAATTTAACGGAGTGATAGGAGAGCAACGTATAAGAGTAAATAGTAATAACGCTAACTGGGGGAGAGGAACAAGTGATTCACCATTTAGGTTTATTCAGTTTGCTATTAGTTATGCGTCATCATTCCAGCCTGTTCGTATTCAAGGGACGTCACCATCGCAAGCGGTAGCGAGTGAAGAAATTCACATTAAAAATAGAGCGCACTATTTAAAAATTAGTGGTGTTAGATTTAACGGTAAAGTTACCGTGGAGAACTGTGCAAACGTGCAATTTGAAAATTGCGAGTTTAATTTTACTGGCGATTATCAATTTACAATAGATGGAAGTAACGTTGACTTTACGGGATGTACTGCTAATATGACAGGGGGACAGTCTGGTAACGGATGGATAAGAGCAGTAGGAAATTCAAGCGTGGAATTACATAATAGTTGTAGAATCACAGCAAGAAATGCCGCTTCGTTATCAAGAGGTGCAAAGTTTAGTTTTGGAATTGATACTACGGGAACTTTATATAATTGTATATATAATGAGGCAGGTGTATCATTGGGGAATGTATCAAAAATAACGCATACTTATAAGTCATCTGTATCTAATGGTGGAGTTGACGGAATAGTAGAAAGTTAAGAGGTAATTTATATGAATATTAACTATAAAGATATAGCTAACATTTTGTGGACAGGAATAAGTACATTCTTTGTATATGTTTTTGGGGGTATAGATGCGGCTTTTAAGTGCCTTATTATTATTATGATTATTGATTATATTTCTGGGGTTATTGCTAACAGAATAAACCTCGATAGTAAAATAGGATTTAAAGGAATTGCAAAAAAGGTAATGATACTTGCGCTTGTGGCAGTAGGTGCACAAGTTGATAAAGTCATGGGAACAGATGGTTATATTTGCAGAACACTTGTAACAATGTTTTATATTGCGAATGAAAGCCTTTCAATCGTTGAAAATTCTGCAAAGATGGGGTTACCTGTGCCGCAAAAACTTATTGATTGCTTAGAACAATTAAAAGGAAACGAAGAAAGCGAGGAACAAAAATGAAAGCAAATGATTTCTTAAAAGATACGTATGGAAAGTATTATGATATTGACGGCTATTATGGCGCTCAGTGTTGGGATTACTTTGCATATCTATGTACTGTAATCGGTAGTAAAATAATTAACTGTACCTCAACAGGATACGTTATTGATATCTGGAATAACCGTAAAAAGAACGGTGTATTAGATAAGTTTAAGGAAGTGTCAGTATCGAGTTTACAAGTTGGTGATGTAGTTGTATTTAAAAACGGAGGAAGCCTTACACCTCTATCCCATATTGGAGTATTTGCAGGATGGCTAAACAAAGGTAGCGCGTTTACCTTACAAGCTCAAAATCAATATGGCACAGCAAGCGTTAACAAAGGGATTATGAATGTTAGTGATATTGCAGGATGCCTACGTCCAAAAGTATGGGATAATAAATCCCCAAATTTAACTATTAAATCAAAAGGTAAAGCTTCCGCAAAGTATGATTACATTCGTGTACGTAACAAACCTAGTCTTGATAATTCTGCATTAACGGGAGATTGGTACAATACGGGAATGAAATTGAACTATCAAAACGTTGTAAAAGCTGATGGGTGGTATTGGCTAGAGTATGTAAGTAGCAAAACAAATAAAAAGCATTATGTCGCTTACGGAACTACAGATGGAAAAACTGTTTACTGGAAAGTTGAATAAACTTGTGGTATAACCCAAATTTAACGCTGTCACATGGCTGTCTACTTAATTATGTTCTAGGTAACCGCGGCGGCGGTAAAACATACGGTAGTTTTGTAAAAGGCATAAAAAATAAAATATATAAAAATAAGCAATTTATATATTTGCGTAGGTATAAAAGTGAATTAGAAGATTTTGCTACACAATTTGACGAGGTTTCACGAGAATTTCCGGACTACATTATAAGCGTAAAAGGAAGAACAGGTTACATCATAAAACGTACAGGTGATGAAAAAGAAGATTCTAAAAACCTATATAAAAAGAAAAATATATTTTGCAAAGCGGTTGCCCTGTCTAATGCTGTAACAAAAAAGTCAACAAATTATGATAAAGTAAATCTCATTATATTTGACGAATTTATTATTGAAAAATCGTCAAAATTGTTTTATCTTCCAAACGAAGTTGACGCGCTTATTGGATTTATGGAAACGGTTTTCCGAAGTCGTGAAAAATGTCAGTGTCTGTGCTTAGCTAACTCGGTTACCATGAATAACCCCCATTGTGTTTACTGGGGATATACAAAAAGAATAGATAATAAAGACATTGTAAAGGACAAAGATGGGCTATTGCTTTTTCATCATTTTGCCGACCAAGAATATATAAACTTTAAATCACAAACAAAGTTAGGAATGCTACAAAGAAAATCTAAAATAGGAGGTTATCTGATAGATAACGAATTTATAAACGATGATTCTCCATTTATCAAAAATAAAACGCCAGAAGCGATACACATTGCAAGCGTTGATATTTACGGAAAGCACTTAGGTTTGTGGATGGACTATAAAGACAGTAAGTTATATATAAGTACCAAAGTAGGTAAAAATGACAGTATAACATATGCTCTTACTACAGATGATATGCAACCAAATGTAGTAATGCTTCAATTTTTCAAAAACAATCATCATATGAGATTACTACGTACAATGTTTCAAAATGCATGCGTATATTATGATGATACGGAAACATATTTTAGCGCAAAAGATTTAAACAAATTACTTTAAAGTATTGACATTAAATAAATCTTCTGATATAATTAAGATGTAGTTAAGGAAAGGAGAGATAAAATGAAAAAGAGCATTATCACTGGCACAGCTTCAGTTAATGTACTTCTAAATGACGGAAATTCAATTTTAAAAGAAGTTGATTTCGTAGGAAAATTCAGCGAAAGAAAAATTGTTAAAAAAGCAATTGCTGACATTGAAGAAGTATGCAAAGCTAAAGTAGTAAGTGGAAGCGTTAAAGAAGAAATAAACACTTATGAAATGAGCGAAGAAACTTTTATTGCAAATGCCGCTATTGTATTGGATGATGAACAGTACGAATTGGAATTAGACTAGTAAAGGAGAAATTAGAAAATGAAAACATTAAAGGAATTAGCAAAGGAACAGAACGGAACAAAAGAATCTTTTATTGGTAGAACAGGCGAAAAAATTGATTCTATCCTTGGAAAAGTTGTTACTTTATGCGACTACGAACACAGGAGCAAAAAGAAAGGCAACGTATATGAAAATTTCATTGCCTTTATTATTAAAGAAGATGATGAACATTACTATAACGGAGGCACTAAAATGAAAGACTTTATTTCTAAAGTAGAAGAAGAAGACTTGGTAACAGATTTACAAAGAGAGGGAGTGCCAATGTTAATGAAAAAGACAAAAACTTCAAACGGAAATACTTTTACTGATATCACATTCTACCCGCCAGAAAGTGAATTGCCGTTCTAGTATTAAAGGGTGTGAAAACACTCTTTTTTATTTTATGAAAAAGAAAAAAGGATATTATAGGAACAAACAAGGCGCTTGGCTTAATAGAAAGCTTATAAAAAGAGCTGAAAAACTGGCGGAACAAATAAATGAGCAAAGAGCCGAAAAACGTTCACAAATATTGAGTAAACCTTTTATACGTGAGGAAGGTAGCCAAGCAGTTAAAGAAACAGTAGGTCAATATCATGGACAGAGGGCAACAAAATATCTAGGGGAAACAGCTTTTCCAGAATTAAATAGTGTTAGATTTGACCCAGAAACATTACAATCTAATAGCATGTTAGAGCGTAAAGTAAAAGCTTGGCAACGCATGAAAACTAAAAAATATGGTGAAAAAATGAACACGTTATATAAAAATAATTTAATTAAATCTATAGATACAAAGTTCGGAAATGTTGGCGGTGAAAAAGAAATAAAAGAAGTAATAAAAAAGATAAAAAGAATGAGCGCAAAAGAATTAGCTGAATTTGCGTATACAACCGAGGTATTAAACATTGATTTTGTTTATGGCAACCCAGAATCAGAAGATAATTACATTTTATTTAAAGATACTGTAACAGATTTTTACAATAAAAAATACAGGAAAAAGAAGTAAGAAATGAAAACAAATATTAAAAATTCATACGCTTGTGATTTTGAAACATTAGTTTTAACGAAAGAACAAATAGAAGCAGGTATGAGAACGTATGTATGGGCATGGGGGTGTTGCAAAGTATATGACAACGATAATTATGACGTGATATTCGGCACTTCTATTGATTCTTTTATGGAATATGTTAAAACACTTCATAAACCTGTGTTATTTTTTCACAACTTAAAGTTTGACGGTTCGTTTATTGTGTGGTGGCTACTTAAAAACGGTTATAAATGGTCTAAAGAAAAAGAGCCTAAAACATTCGATACAATGATAAATAAGCAAGGAATTTGGTATCAAATAAGCATTGTGTGGGATGTCAAAGGTAGAAATAAACATGAAACAATTATACAAGATAGTTTGAAAAAAATGCCGTATAGCATTTCCGCTATTGCCAAAAATTTTGGATTTGATTCAGACATGCAAAAGTTGGAAATAGATTATAATAACTATCGTGAAGAAAGCGGAGTATTAAGCAAAACAGACAAAGAATATTTACGGCATGATGTTGTTATACTTGCTAGGGCATTAAAAATGTTATTTGAAGAGGGATTTAAGAAGATGACAACAGGAAGTGATACATTAGCAAATTTTAAAGAAAATATAGGAGGAGAAAAACAATTTACAAAATACTTTCCAGTTTTAGACCATGCTACAGATAAAATGCTACGGAAGTCATACGCTGGAGGTTTTGTATATGTTAATAAAAAATATGCAAAAATTTCAGAAAACGGACAAATTGGAATATGTTGCAATATAGATAAAAATAGTATGCACCCGTCTATGATGTGCACAAGGGAAATGCCATACGGACTTCCAAATTATTTTGAGGGGGAATATACTGGTGATAGTAAATGTTATATCCAACATTTCTTATGTAGATTTGATGTAAAAGACAGATATATCCCAACAATACAAATAAAAAAGACTGTTCGTTATTGTGATACAGAATATCTTGAACATAGTAAAATTGATGTTTATATTGATGAACAAGTAGAATTGTGGCTACCATCACCAGACTTAGAAATATTCTTTAAACATTATGATGTATATGATGTTGAATGGTTGGATGGTTTTTATTTTAAAACGGCAAAAGGAAAATTTTTTAACGAATATATAAATAATTTGATGAAAACAAAGGAAACAAGTGAGGGAGTTAAAAGACTTATGGCAAAGCTACGCATGAATGCATTATATGGAAAGTTTGGAACAAATCCAGAAGTAAAGGAAAAAGAACCTTATCTGCTTAATGATGTACTAAAGTTCCGCGTTCCAACTCATCCAGAATTTAAAGAAGACGGTGAAATTATTGATGTAGAGGATGTAACAATAAAAGACCCTATATACCTGCCGTTAGCAATATTTATTACTTCATGGTCTAGATATGACATAATCAGTACAATAGACAAAGTTAACGAATCATATATAAATTATAAATCTGAAAAAGACAGGTTCATATATGTTGATACTGACAGCGTACATATGATTGGATGGCATATACCTAAAAGCATAAAAATTCATGATACGCACCTAGATTGTTGGAAAGTAGAAACATACAATATAGGAGCAAAATATTTGCGGCAAAAAACTTATATTGATAAAGTTATATGCAAAACAACCAAAGAAAAAAAGAAATGGTTATCTAAAGTAAAAGAATATGAAAAAGAGCATAAAGAAAGCGGTATGCCGTGGAAAGATTTTGTTAAACAAAAACCACCGCACTTTGGTTATGAAAAAGGATGTATGTATCTTTTAGAAGTTAAGTGTGCAGGAATGCCAGATAAAATAAAAGATATATTAACATATGATGCGTTTAAAGTTGGCTTTAAATCTGACCAAAAGTTAATAGGACACCAAGTAAAGGGAGGTGTAGTTTTAATGAATGATAATTTTGAAATTAAGGCTAAAAAATAGTTGACATTTTAGTCTTTTTGATGTATACTATAAATGAAAATAAGGTAACCCCTTAAAGGAGATAAAGATATGGAAACTGTAGGAAGCATATTAAGCGAATTACCAAATAAACCAGAAAAATACGTAGTTATTATGTACCGTGGTAATAAAATTATGTCGGGATTTAGAGATATAGTTATATGGGGAACAACAAGATTTATTAGAGAATGTAACGCTACTATGGAAAAAGGAGTAGAGCTCGGTAGAAAAACATATTATATCATAATTGAAGAAGGAGAAATATAATGGAAACGGTAGAAACTATCCTAAATAAGCTAATCGAAAACGGAAGTTATGAAATGGTTGGAATAGAATATCATGACCACATTATATACTTTGGCAGTTTAGAAAGCTTGAGAAGAACATTGGGTTATTATTTATTGGAATGTAAAGTTGATTCAACTCCTATAATGAAAAATGACCCAACTTATCTGTGTGTTATAACTATTAAGGATGGTGAACTTGATAAATGAAAGTAATAAAATACAGCGCGTGGTTTCTTCTGGAAACCGCAGCTATCATCCTATTTCTGTCTTGGTGGTGGTCATAATGATAATAATTCAAGAACTAGCTAATATGGTGTATAAAACAAGAAACAAATGGTTTAGTTAAAAATTTACTTATGATAGGAGAACAATATGAAAGAAATTAACATAGAATATATACTTAATTTTTTGATTAGAAGAAAGGAAAGTTTATATAAAAATATATCAATAAATAAACATAGTGAAGATTGGGTTAATGAATACCAAGATTATATATTAGGCAAAATAGTTATGTGCGATGCAATTATATTCGAGATTAAGAGGTTAATGAAATGATTGATATGATATGTTTTACAATCGTTTGCTGTGTAGCGATTATGGCTGTTACAACAATTTATTGTGTAGAAATAAATGTAGAAAGGAAATATAATGATGAAGACTAATGACATACATAGAAAAATGCTTAGCGTTACCAAAAATCTATTGACTGAACACAATTTAGATTTTTCGTGGTATATAAACGATTATCACGGAGTTGGCGGATATTTGCATAATGGAAAACTTCCTAACTTGATTGTTAGTGTATATTTGACAGATAAAGTGATAGAAATGTGCAGTATTAAAATGCTAACAAATGACTTACAATATGAATACGCATGTGAGTTATTAAAAGAATTTAAAGTTAAAATAGTTGACGATTAAATAAAACTATGATATAATAAATAGGAAGATAAGGAAAGGAACGATAGAAATGAAACTAATTGACATATTATCACTACTTGATTACAATGACTTTGTAGAAATTATGGAAGTAAACACAACAAGCGAATTACATTGTTATGTCAAAGATTCATATAACTACTTGAAAAAATTTGAAAAAGAAATTAACGCGTATATGACTGTTACAAATTATAACTTTATAAAAGATATAAATATTCATAGAATATGGGTTAATAAAAATTACTAAATATAGATTAAACCCTCACACCAGAAAGGTGATGGGG